ACTGGTGGACGCTACAATGTAGCTGACGGAGAGTTCGGTACTTCCAACATTGTTGCAGGTACTCCTGAGTCTGTTACCGGAGCTGAACTTGTTTCTGCTTTCTTTGCAGCTGCTCAAAAGCTTGACGAGAATGATGTTCCTTCCGACGGTCGCTTCTGCGTTCTTCGTCCACAGGAATACTACAAACTCGTAACCGGAGCTGATTCTAACAACGCCTTCACCCTTTCAGCTTCTGCTGCTAATAAGGATGTTGGAGGAGCTGGTAGTCTTGCTGCTGGTGTTGTTCCTCAAATCGCTGGTATCAGCATCTATAAATCCAATCACATTCCATCGACTGACTTGAGTGCTGTTTCCTCCGGAGACGGATCAAGCGTCAATGATGTATTTGGTGCTAACGGTGTTGGATACAATGGTGACTTCCGCAATAGCTTGGGTATTGTTTCCCACTCTGCTGCTGTAGGAACTGTTAAACTGCTTGATCTTGCTACCGAATCTGAGTATCAGATCGAGCGTCAAGGTACGCTTTTTGTTGCGAAGTATGCTATGGGTCACGGAGTTCTCCGTCCAGAGTGTGCTATCGAATTGATCGCATAACCTGTTTTCTCTCGGTGTTGGGAGGTCTGTGATTCGTTCCGCTCCCTCCATCGGGATTAATTTTATATACATATCATGGCACTGACGACGAAACTAGAAGCTGTAAACATTATGATCTCCGTTATCGGGGAAGCACCAGTTAATACATTAGGTGTAGGTACAGGCTTTATTCCGGTATCTGTTTCACAAGCTGAGTCAGTCCTAGATGAAACAACAAAAGCTGTCCAATCAGAAGGATGGCACTTTAACACCGAGCACGAGTATCCACTTACACCAGATGCAGTAACACAAAAGATAACGCTGCCTGGTAATACACTTAGTGTGGACCTCGACCCACAAATTTATACAGACTCCGATCCTGTGCAACGAGGGCGTAAATTGTACGACCGCAAGAACCACACGGATAAATGGAAGAAAGAAGTGAAAGCTTCGATTACTTTTGAATTAGACTTCGATGAATTACCTGAGCAGTTTAGACATTACATCACAGTGAAAGCAGCTCGTATATTCGCTAGTCGCTTTTTAGGTAATAGGGAAATAGAAGGGTTTGCATTACGAGATGAGATTGAAGCAAAAGCTAGAGCTATTGAAAGCGACTCAGAAAACTCTGACAGAACGATCTTCGACAGCTACAGCGTCTTACGAGTATTAGATAGATAAGCGATGCCTCTGTTAGTTAACAGTGTTCCTAACCTAGCACAGGGAGTATCTCAACAACCCGACAGTCTTAGGCTTCCCGGTCAATGCGAAGAACAACTTAATGCTTGGGCTACTGTTGTAGAAGGATTAGTAAAGCGTCCGAATACAAACTTTGTAAGTAAAGTAAGTACAAGTAGCGGAACTGGTTTATTCACCCACTTCGTAAAGAGAGATGAACAGAACAAGTACTGTGTCACTGTGTCTCTTGGTGGTGTAGGTGTTATTGATTTAGATAGTGGTAACAATATATCAGTAGCTACTACATCTATTGCTAATAGTTATCTCAGTGGTATAACCAATCCGTTAGCAGACATACGAGCACTGACAGTAGCTGACTATACATTCCTTGTTAATAAGAAGAAGACGGTAGCTAAAGATACAACTGAATTAAGTATATTACCGGACGATGAAGCTCTTGTGTTTGTTAAGCTGGGGGACTACGAGAAGAGTTATAGTATCTATATTGATGACAGTTTAGTACAACCTGCTGCTGCTTTAAACAATCAACACGATTACACTCATTTCACTGGACACCCAGCAGCTCAACCTTCTACCTATATAAGTGGACCCAGCGGTAGCGGTCAAGGATTGTACGCTGATACTGAATTTATAGCTAAAGATTTAAAGACCTGTTTAGATGCTGAATTAGGTACTGGAGCTGCTCTAGTAGGTATAGATGCTATTACAGTTACAAACAGTGGGAGTAATTATGTAGGAGGTTATGATAAATTCAAAACAGAAATAGAAGTAACACAACCGTCTTTTAGTGCCGACGCTTCTGCTTTAGGTGTAGCTAATATAAACAATGTACCGAATAAAGCTTACGGACCTATAGCTAGTGTAGATATGATTCGTAAAGGTACTGGTTTCAATGCAGATCAAGCGACACATCCTTTAGTTTTTACTGTAAGAGAATACATTTACGGAGACCTAATAGCTGGTTGGGCACTCAGATCGATTTGGTCTAGCATTGGGGGTGTTTCTGGTTCTGGTGCTACTTTTTCAGCTACTACAACTTCTAGATCCAACTTAGATATAACTAGAAACGGTAGTGTTATTCGTTTAAAAAGTAGCGATGGTCCATTTAAGATACGAGTAGAAGATGGTCTAGCAAATGAAGGTTTAGGATTAGCTTATCAAGAAGTAGCTAGTATCACTGACTTACCTAAATCCTGTTTTAATAACTTCTCGATAAAAGTAAAAGGTGACGCAGATATAGACCAAGATGATTACTTTGTTAGATTCTCTACTAAAGACAAATCAGAGTTTGGTGAAGGTACTTGGGTGGAGACCATAGGGTGGACAAGAGACGAGTCGGAGAGTGGGGAGCTAACAGCAATAGAATCTACTTTAGATGCTACCACTATGCCTGTTACTTTGGTTCCTGTGTTTACTGGAGACGATATAACATCTTTTAAATTACAAACTCCAGAGGAAGATTTAAATCCTACACCTCCAGAAACAAGTGGTTGGAAAGCAAGAGCAGCAGGTAACGACGAAACCAATCCATTCCCATCTTTTGTAGGTAGTACCATCAACGATGTATTCTTCTTTAAGAACCGTTTAGGATTCCTCACAGATAGCAATGTTATCTTCAGTGAAGCAGATGAATACTTTAACTTCTTCCGTACTACTACACAGCAGTTGTTAGACAGTGCACCGATAGATGTAGGACTTAGTCACACGAAAGTAGCACGACTACAATACGCTAAAGCATTCCAAGAGAAGCTGATGTTGTTTAGTGACTCCAGCCAGTTTGTACTTAGAGGAGCAGATGTGTTATCACCTAAGACGGTAGCTATATCACCAGTCAGTGAGTACGATACAACAGATAATGTTGAGCCGTTAGTACTAGGTAACTATATCTACTTTCCGTTTAATCGCGACCAGTATGTTGGTATGTACGAATACTATGTAGATAGTAACACTGAGGTATTTGAAGCACAGGAGATAACAGAACATGTACCTAAGTATATACCGTCAACTATTAGGATGATGGCGGGTTCTACTACGCAGAATACAGTGCTTGTACAATCAGCTTTACCATCTGAACAAGATTCTTTGTATGTTTATAAGTACTTCTGGAGCGGTAAGGAAAAGATACAGAGTGCTTGGCAGAAGTTTACTATTGGTGGTACTAGTGCTATCAGAGGTTTTGATTTCGTAGATAGTACATTGTATTTATTGATAGATCACGACAGTGAGTTATACCTAGAGAAGTTAGTACTAGAAGAAGGATATGTAGATAAAAGAGACGGAGCTTCACTAGGTGAGTACTTTGGATGGGATTCTGCTTACCCAATACTATTGGATTGTAATACATCTTACTTTGAGGGTGTAACACATCAGTACGACGCTGTTAACAATGTTACTACTTTATCTAATATACCCCTACCTGTGTCAGCTGATTATGTTACTAATGATGTAATTCAAGTGTGGAGTAAGTACGGTCGTAAGTATAACTTTACTAGGGTAGACGATTCTACGATTACTATAGGAGGTACTTTGTACGACTATGTTACTTACAATGGTACAATATATAAATGTAATCTTAGTCACGATTCAGGGGTCAGGGACAAAGGAACAAACCTAATTGACAATTATAAACCAGACGGCTCATTCGGTAGTACTGTTTGGTCTGCACTAACAGGTGATGAAGCAGATAGAGTAACTACAGCACCCGACTGGCAACAAGATGTATGGTATGAAGGATACGAGAACTTTGTTATAGGCTATGCGTACAGTATGTTGTACAAGTTCTCCGATCAAACACTGAAGCAGCCGACTGAAAAAGGAGGACGCAGTTCATCTAACTACACCTACCAAACACTTAGAACAGGTAGCTTGAACTACGCTGATACCGGATTCTTTCAAGTACAAGTAACACCTAAACACAGAGATACTTACTACTATCCATTTAACTCTAACTTACTAGGAGAAGGATCACTGGTTAATAAGTTCACTCCACAAGACGGACACTTCAGATTTCCTATACAAGCACAACCAGGTCAAGTAGATATAGAGATTACGAGTAATTCTGCCTTGCCAGTTAAGTTATTAGGTGCAGAGTTTGAATCGATGATAATACCTAGGACTAGAAGATATGGAGCTTAGAATCGATGAAGCACAAGGAGATATTGATGCAGTTGATCTGTATGAAGACCTGCGGGAGGAAGATATGTTAGAGATCCTTGGATTGATGTCCCACCCTAGAGACGCTGTGTATATGTCGTACGCTACATCCAGCAAGTGTTACAGTGTAAAAGATGAGATGAATAACTTATACTGTTCTTTTGGAGTAGCTGCTATCAACGGTACGAATATCGGAAGTGCTTGGTTATTAGGTACTAGAAGATTACCAAAGATTAAGAAGTTCTTTTTGAAACACTCAAAGGAAAAGGTGGAGGAACTACTGAACGGATTTGATTACTTAACTAACTTTGTTATGCGTACTAACACACTGAGCATTAGATGGTTGGAGTGGTTAGGTGCTGAGTTTAACGATTGTCAGTACGATAACTATCTGTCATTTATATTAGAGAGGAAGTAATTGTTATGTGTAGTCCAGCAGTCATACCATTAGTATCAGCCGGAATAGGTGCAGCGTCT